CGAAGCTCGAGTTCTACCGTCAGCAGGTTGTCCCGCGCATCGCTACGCCGAGTGCGCGTGGGCTCGCTGCTGTGGGGACTCAGGCTGCGGAGACTGCCGAGGCCGTGGCGCGTGGTGCTACAGCGTTCGGGCAGTTGTCGGCAGACCTTGACCAGTTGCGGGTAGAGGATGCGTTCAACCAACTGCGAGACCGGCAGACCGACCTGATGATGAACCCGGAGACGGGGTTTGCATCGAAGAAGGCTGCTGATGCGGTTGCGCCTGATTTCATGACGCGGTACTCGGGCGACTTCGACAAGGCAATCGAGCAGGTTGCGAAAGACCTGCCGAGCACCCGCCAGCAGGACCTGTTCCGGCGTCGCGCTGGAATGGCGAAGGCTGAGTTCGGTGATTCGCTGATGCGGCATGTCCTGCGCGAGACCGATCAGTACCGGGATAACGTCTACAAGGGAACGATTGATACCGAGACCAATGTGGCGGCGCTCAACTGGCGCGACCAGGCGAAGGTGAACGACAGCATCGGGCGCATCGTGGCGAACACGGCGCTCTGGGCTGACCGCAACGGCATCACCGGGGATGCGCTGATGGCGGTGCAGATGGACAACGTAGATCAGGTGCATTCGGCGGTGGTCAATTCGGCGCTCGATGCTGGGGATGTAGAGTTTGCCGCGCAGTACATTGACCGCAACCGATCGACTATCAAGGCTCCGAGACTCGTGGAGCTCGAAGGAAAGGTGGCGACCGAGACCGACCTGCGGGCGTCTGCGCGTATTGCGGACGATGTGATTGGGTCGTTCGGGGGTCGCATCCCGAGCGAGACCGAGGTGCGCCAGAAGGTGCGCGAGATTGCCGGTGACAACGTGCGGGTGCGCGACGACGCAACCAGTGAGGCGCTGGCGCAGTTGGGGTCCATGTTGCGCGACCGTGAGCGGCGCGAGCAAGAGGTCATGGCTGCGGTTTACGGGCGGTTGGAAGCGAACGGCGGCAACCTTGCTGCGCTCCCTGCCTCGTTGCGCTCTGCGATTCCGGGCGACAAGTTGGGCTCTGTGCGCAACTACGCTGACGGGTTGCGTGGTGGCGGCAAGATCGAAACCGATTGGGATGCCTACTACAAGTTGCGGACGAACCCGGCCTTGCTGCGTCAGACAAACCTGATGGCGTTGCGCGATCGGCTGGAAGACACCGAGTTCAAGGAGCTCATCCGGCTGCAGGGCGAGGCTTCCGACACGCCTGATGTAGCGCAGACGGAAGTGCAGACGACGACGCAACGGATGAACATGCGCCTTGCCGCGATGGGTCTTGACCCGAGCCCGAAGCAGGGGACGGAACCTGCCAAGCGGGTAGCGAAAGCGTGGTCTACCTTGGGCGCAAACATCCGCGAGGCAGAGGCTGCGGCTGGTCGCAAGCTGACGCCGGAGCAGCGTGACGCTGAGATTGACCGGCTCTTTGCCAGCGTTGAAGTGCGCGGGAGTCTGTTTGGCACGACCGATGTGGCGCTGTTTGAAGTTGAGCCCGGCAAGGAGATTGTCACGGTGACAGTGCCTGAGTTTGACCGGCGGCAGATTGCTGCGGCGCTGCGGGCGCAGGGCAAGGAAGTCAGCGAGGCGAACATCCAGTTCTACTTCAAGAAGGCGCAGGGGCTTATCAAGTGACCGACTACCGGCGAATGGTTGAGGAGGACAATCCCTACCTTGACCTGATGCGGCAGGAGCAGACTGGGGCGCTGCGTTCATCCATGTATGGCGCTGCGCAGACTGAGCCCGATGTCGAGGCCGAGCTGCGCAGGCTCGCGCAGAAGGTTAACGTGCCGATTGAGACGGTACGGGCTGACCGCAAGGAGATTGAGCGGCAGGCCATCCTCGGCGGGGTGGACTACGACAACCTGGTCAAGTCGAGCCCGGTGACGGCGGCGTTCCTGTCCGAGCAGGCTGATGTAGCGCGGGATGATGTGGGTACGCTTGAGCGCATCGAGCGCACCTTCATCGCTCCGGTGCAAGGGTGGAAGCAGGCTTCTGTTCAAGATCAGGTGAGCCCGTTGAATTGGCGGGCGGTCTCTGGCGAGATCATGAGCTCGAGCGAGGCGGCAGAGCGGCGCAAGTTGCTCGATGAGATTGGCGCTCTTGGGCGCACGACCGAGCGCGGTGACAACCCGTTTGCGTGGTTTCTCGGGCAGACCGGCTACACGGCGCGATCGCTGGTCAGTTCCATCCGCGAGGGCGGCAAGGGAGCCATCGTCGGCGGTACGACTGGCGCAGGCGTGGCGCTCGCGCTCGGGCAGGCTGGTCCGCAGGTTGCTTTGCCGGAGGAAATGGTCACGGTGCCGGGTGCGTTTGCGTTCGGCGCTCGGGCTGGGTTCATCACGGCATCGACGGTCTACAATTACAAGGAAGAGACCGGGTTCGCGTTTGCCGAGTACGAGGGCATTAAAGACGAATCCGGCGTTCCGCTCGACCCGGCTGTGGCGCGTGGCGCTGCGGCGGCGGCTGGGCTCTTGAATGCCGGTCTTGAGACGGTAGGTGACATTGCACTTGCCAGGATGATTCCCGGTCTCGACCGGCTGCTTGGGCGCGGGTCTCGTGAGGCGGTAAAGGCGCTTCTGGAGCGTCCGACCTTTCGCAATGCCATCGCGCAGGCTGGGAAGAAGTGGCTGCAGTCGGCGAGCATCGAGGGCGTCACCGAGTCGCTGCAGGAGCTGGGCGTCATCCTCGGGCGCGAGCTGGCGCAGGGTGTGTCCGGTCAGGAGTTTGCCGCCGACGAGGGCGACATGGCGCGGGTGCTTGAGGCCGGTGCTGCTGGGTTCGCGGGCGGTGCTGGCGTGGGCTTGCCTGGTGCGGCCATCTCTGCGACCTCGAACGTGCGCGAGGTGCGCAAGGCGAACCAGACCGCGCAGTTCATGGAGGCGCTTGGGGAGAGCGCGAAGGCGTCCAAGTTGCGCGAGCGACTGCCGGAGCAGTTTCGGGACTTCGTGGCAAAGGCTCGGGAACAGGGGCCGATCGAGAACGTCTTCATTCCGGCTGACCAGTTCACGCAGTACTGGCAGAGTCAGAACGTCGACCCGGCGCAGATTGCGACCGAGGTGGGCGCGGCCAACTATGCCGAGGCGGTGGCGATCGGCGGTGATGTGGTCATCCCCATCGAGAACTACGCGACCCGGCTGGCCGCGACTGAACACCATGCCGCGCTGATTCAAGACACCCGGCTCTTTCAAGGCGACCTGACGATGCGCGAGGTTCAGGCGCTCGAGGCCGACCGGCAGCAGGTCGAGACCGAGATTCAAGCGGCCATGGAGACCGAAGGCACCGAGGCTGAGGCTCCTTCCATCGCCACAATCAAGCAGGACGTCTTGGGGCAGCTTCTGGGGCGATTTGACAGGGCGACCGCTGACACATACGCGACCATGTACTCACGCGCCATAAACGCTCTGGCGCAGCGTAGCGGCATCGACCCTGCCGCCCTGCATGAGCAGTATGGGCTCAGTGTGGTCACCCCCTTGCCGGACATCCTGCAGGCTCGGGCTGGCGTGGACGCTGCGCTCGACCCGCTCATCGACCGGCTGCGCACCGGGGACATCCCGAAGCAGCAGGACATCTACGGCAAGTCGCTGACCCAGTTCCTGCGTGAGCGCGGTGGGCTGCAGGATCAGGGCGGCGAACTCGGGGCGCGAGATGCCAAGCTCTGGGACCGCGACAACCGGAAGGTGGGCGAGAAGGCGTTGGTGTCTGAGAAGGGCATGACCTTCGATGAGGCGCGTGAGATTGCGCTTGAGGCCGGGTTCAACGTGGGCGAGACCGAGGTTACATTCCTCGATGCGATCGACCGCGAGTTCCGTGGCGAGGGCGTGTTCATGCCCGGTAAGGAGCGCGGCGCTCTGGCTGACTTGGCAGAGGCTTTGACGCAGCTCGAGGAGTACCTTGGGCAGCAGGGCATCGACATCACGACGACCGACAACGCGACCATCAAGGCTCTCATCGCCAAGGCGAGTGAGGGGATGGGTGATGTTGGGGTGCAGTTTGGGCAGAAAGCAACTTGGAATGGAATGACGAGGGAGCAGTTTCTCGGGTCTCCAAAAATCACAAGTAATCGCTATGCTGCAGATTTAAAGCCGAGTGTTCTCACTACTGTTGAATCTGCTCCTGTCCAATCTTTCAAGAATGGATTGACAGTTCGGATGAGTGAAGATGGCGCTGCTGTGTACGATGGCGAACAAGTTATAGCTAGTTACAATTTTGGCGACACTTTGGTTGTTGATAAAAAATATCGTCGGCAAGGAATAGCCGAGGAACTTGTATATCAATGGCGAAAGGCTTACCCGGCTCCAGCCAAAACAAAAACAAGAACTAAAGCGTCCCAATCCATACAAGAGCAAGTTTGGGAGCGTTTGATTTCTGAGCAGGATAGTGTTCAGGGATTTTTCCAAGCCGTCTCCCCCGAAGACAAGCGCGGGTTCATCCAGTTTGGAGCCGATCGCAAGGTCCGCATCGGGCTGCTTGAGAAGGCCGACCTGTCCACCTTCATCCACGAGACCGGCCACTTCTACCTTGAGGTGCTGCTCGACCTTGCTGAGCGAGCTGACGCAAGTCCGCAGATCAAGGCCGACGCTGAAACCCTGATGAAGTGGTTCAAGGTCAAGAGCCGCTCCGAGATAGGGGTTGCCCAGCACGAGATGTTTGCTCGTGGGAACGAGGCGTACCTGATGGAGGGTAACGCGCCGAGCGCGTCCCTGCGCGGCATCTTCCAGCGGGCTCGGGCGTGGATGACGCTTGTCTATCGCACCCTGACTCGGCTCGATGTCACGCTCAACGACGAAGTGCGCGGCGTGTTTGATCGCATCTACGCGACCGACCAAGAGATTGAGGCGGCAAACTCCGAGCTCGACCTTAAGGATCTGTTCTCGACTGCCGAAGACGCCGGGATGACAGAGGCAGAGTTTGCCGCTTACAAGAAGACGGCAGAGGGGGCGAACGAGCGGGCGAAGGAGAAGCTGCAGGCTCAACTGCTGCGCGAGTACTCACGCGAGCGCGAGAAGTGGTGGAAGGGCGAACGAGCCAAGATGCTCGAGAAGGTCACGGCAGAGGTAGATGCTTCTCCGGCGTACCGCGCTGCGGCCATCCTGACCGAAGGTGTCACCCCGGACGGTGTTGCCATCAAGCTGTCCCGGCAGGCTCTTGAGAGTCGGTTCGGCGCTGAGTTCTTGAAGCGACTGCCGAGAGCCGTGCGCAAGGTCTACACCAGGGAAGGCGGCACGACCGTCGATGTCGCGGCTGAGATACTCGGGTTCGAGAGTGGCGAGGCGTTGATGGAGGCGCTTGTCAATCTGCGTCCCCGCAAGCAGCTCATCGAGGCCGAGGTTGCGAACCGGATGGCGACCGAGTTTGGCGACATGCGGATGGACGGCACCATCGGCGATGAGGCGATGCTGGCGGTTCACAATAACGAACGGGCAACGGTCATTGCTGCCGAGCTCAAGGCGATCCGGCGGTTGCAGCGACAGGTGCGCCCGGTTGTTGCCGGTATGCGCCGGGCCGAGGCTGCGGAGCGCCGCGCTGGGCTTGACATGGTGGCGGCTGCGATTGAGGACCCGGATGCGTTCAAGCGGGCTGCGGCTGGTCGCATCGGGCAGATGATGGCGCGTGACATCTCGCCTGGTAAGTACCTGCTCGCCGAGCGTCGTGCGTCGAAGGCGGCGTTTGATGCCATCAAGAAGAAGGATTACGCGGCGGCTGCGACCGAGAAGCAGCGCGAGTTGATGAACCATTACATGTACGTCGAGGCGATGAAGGCGCAGCGACAGCTCGATACCATCTACGCCTACGCTGGCAAGTTCGACAAGAAGGCGACCCGCGAGCGTCTTGCGAAGGCGGGCGGTGGCTACCTTGACCAGATTGATGCCATCCTCGAGAAGTACGAGTTTCGGCAGGTGCCACTGCGGGTGCTTGCTCGCCGCCAGTCGCTGGTCGATTTCGCCGAGCAGCAGGCCGCGCTCGGTCTCATCGTCAATGTCCCCGATCAGCTGCTCGACGAGGCGCGGCTAGTTAACTACAAGAACGCATCGGTCGATGAGCTGCGGGCGGTCTACGACACGGTGCGGAACATCGAGCACATCGCCAAGCTCAAGGACAAACTCCTGCGCAAGCAGGCGGCGGTCGAGTTCCAAGACGCCAAGGACGAGCTCATCAAGTCGGCGACCGATTCAGATCGGCTTGCCTCAACCGGCGAACTTGCCATCCCGAACACGGTTGGCGAGCCACTGTTGGCGCGTGGAGCGAAGGCGTGGCGTCGGTTCGATGCTGCCATCCTCAAGGTCGAGCAGATGGTCGAGTGGCTGGACAACGGCAAAATTAACGGGCCGTGGGCGCGGTTCGTGTTCGACCTTGCCAACGATGCGCAGGTGAAGGAGTACGAACTCCACGCCCAAGTCACGAAGCGCATCCAAGACCTGACAGAGAGCCAGCCGAAGGGCTGGGGCGACACGCTGCAGGACACCTTCTCGGTGGCGTTGCCTGGTCTCCAGTCGCCGGTCACCCGCTACACGCTCATCTCGATGGCGCTCAACACGGGCAACGCTGGCAACTACCAGCGCCTGCGGGACGGGTACGGGTGGTCTGACACGACCATCAATGGGGCGCTTGCCAAGCTCTCGAAAGAGGATTGGGACTATGTGCAAGGGATCTGGGATGCGGTGAATTCCCTGTGGCCTGACATCAAGGCGCTCGAGGAGCGCACCTCCGGCGTGGCACCGCCGAAGGTTGAGGCCCGCACGGTGCAGACCCGGTTCGGCGATTACGCTGGCGGGTATTTCCCGCTCGCCTACGACCCGCGTCTGTCTGGGGTTGGCGACAAGCAGGCCGAGGCTACCGAGTCCGTGGCGCAGTTCATGGCGAACGGTTACGGGCGGGCGCGGACGGACAAGGGGTACACCAAGCAGCGCGTCGAGACCTTGAAGGCTCCGGTTCGGCTTGACTACGAGCAGGTGCTGACAAGTCATCTCGGCAAGGTCATCAAGGACATCTCGCACCGCGAGGCTATTTTCTCGCTGAACAAGCTCTTGAAGGATGACGAGATCAAGCAGGTCATGATCGACCGGCTCGGCGAGTCTCGGTATCAGGAGTTCACGAAATGGATGCAGGTGCTGGTCTCTGACCGTGCGGACACCCTGCACTCGGGGAATGTCTTCTCGCGTGGCGTGATGCAGTTCCGCACGAACATGGCGATCGTGACGATGGGTTGGAAGGTGACGACGATGATGGCGCAGTTCGCCGGTATTGGTCCGTCGCTCGATGTCGTAAAGCCTCGGTTCTTTACCCAGGCGCTCATCGATTACAACCGATCTGGGCCGTGGTCGGCACACCGGGAGACGCTCGAGCAGTTCGTCTACGATCGGTCGGGTGAGATGAAGTTCCGCACCGACAACATCGACCGTGATGTGCGTGACTCGCTCCGCAAGCTCCGGGGCGATCGGAGTCCGCTTGCCGCTATCCAGCGTTCGGCGTTCTACCTGACCGCCATGGCCGACCGGCAAGTGACCATCCCGACATGGCTCGGGGCGTACCGGCAGGCGCAAACCGAAGGGTTGAACGAGGAGGATTCCATCCGGGCGGGTGACCGGGCGGTGCGGCTCTCGCAAGGTGCGGCGGGGGCGAAAGACCTTGCCTCGGTCCAGCGTGACAATGAGCTGATGAAGCTCCTGACCATGTACTACACCCCGTTCTCGGTGCTTTACGCCCGGATGCGGGATGTCGGCGCGACGACCCGGCGGGTGAAGGACATGCCTCGGGCGGTGGCTCGGATGCTGGCGCTGGTCATCATGCCTGCGGTGATGGGCGAGATTCTGGCGGGGCGCGGCCCGGAGGAGGAGGAGGACGAGACTTGGTGGGCTATCCGCAAGATGCTGCTCTATCCGTTGGCCTCGGTTCCCATCCTAAAGGAGGGCTCCGGTGTCATCGAGGCGAGCATGATAAACTTGACCGGCGAAGGCGAAATGAAGTTCCAACCGAGTTGGCGGTTGACTCCGGTGGCTGGCGCGGTTGAGAAGGTGGGCAAGACGTTCATGAAGACGTCGGATGTTCTCGCCGGGAACCGGGAGTTCAACGAGGTCGGTTGGGACATGTTTGAGACGAGCGGGTACATTTTCGGTTTGCCGACCCGTCAGGTGCGGATCAGCGGCGAGTACACGATGGATGTCTTGAACGACGAGAGGAACCCGGAGAGTCCGCAACAGTTCATGTATGAGGTCCTGTATGGACCTCCGAGGGAGTGACAGATGACCGTATCATCCACGACGAGCAAGGTCAGCTACACCGGCAACGGGGTGACCACCGCCTTTGCGGTGCCGTTCTACTTCCTCGAGGCGGCTGACCTGCAGGTCATCCTGCGCTCCTCGGCTGGCGTTGAGACCGTCCAGGCGCTGACCACCAACTACACGGTGGCGGGTGCCGGGGTGTCCTCTGGCGGTACGGTGACGATGCTCACGGCCCCTGCTGCGGCGGTGACGGTCACAATCCGGCGCAACATCGAGGCGACGCAGGAGACCGACCTGCTGCCGAACGACCGGCTCCCGGCTGAGTCGCTTGAGACCGCGCTCGACAAGGTGACGATGCTCGCGCAGCAGCTCGGCGAGGAGTCTGCGCGATCGCTCAAGTTCCCTGCATCTGATGCGGTGATGTCCGCGCAGTTGCCTGTTTCCTCTGCCCGCGCTGGCAAGTACCTCGGGTTTGATGCTACCGGCCTGCCGGTCGTAGCTGCTGGGCCTGCAACGCCCTACTCGGCGGCTGATGTTTCGTATCTGGCGAGCGGGTCGGGCGCGACGCTGCGCAGTGTTGCCACGAAGCTCCAAGACGCGGTGAGCGTCAAGGACTTTGGCGCGGTTGGCGACGGGGTGGCGAACGACACGACGGCGCTGCAGGCGGCGCTGACTGCCGGGACCGGCAAGTCGGTGTACTTCCCGTCCGGCTCGTATGCCATCAACGCGGCACTCTCGGTTCCTGCTGGGACGGTGGTCTTTTCGGAGTCGGCGACGGTTACGCAGAGCACGGCGGCGACGAACGCATTCACCTTGGCGGGCGACGGCATCACCATCGAGGGCCTGACGATTGTCGGCCCGAACTCTGGCGCGGGATCGGCGGTGCGGGCTGATTCGCGCAACAACGTGGTCGTGCGCGACTGCCGGGTGCAGAACTGGCTCTATGGCATCCAGTTGCGCGGGTGCAAGAACTGGGCGGTGACGGGGAATCGAATCTGGGGCGGCACCTACGACTCAAGCGCCTCGTCCGACATCTTCGTGTATGGCAGCACCGGGGCCGAGTCCTCGCGTGGCGTCGTGACCGGTAATCTGTGCCTGTCGAACAACGATGTCGGCATCAGCGTGGACACCAACAGCGGGGACAAGGACCTGCTCATCTCTGGGAACGTGGTGTTCCCGCTGCAGTCGGACGGCGTGACCGCGCTCGCGGATGGCAACAACCGTCGCCGGTACGGTATCGCTGTGGGTTACAACGGCACGGTAACGACCCGCGCTGCTGTCACCGGAAACATCGTCCGAGACGTGCCGTATTCGGGAATCTACATGAACGCCGCCACGCTCCCCACGGGCGATGTGGCGATCACTGGCAACACGGTCTCGCGCTGCGGGTTTGGTACGCTCTACCCGTCTGATGCGTCGCTGCGGGCGGGCATCTACTGCAACGGCGGCGCGGACAGCATCACCGGAAATGTGGTGGTGGACTGCACGACAAGCGGCATCAAGATCGCTCCGAGCTACACCTACTCGAGCGCGAACCAGCCTCGCGCCACCATCAGTAGTAACAATGTGGCCCGCACGACCGGCATCGGGATTTGGCTCACCATCAAGCCGCACGGCTATCTCGTGACCGGAAACCGCGTCATCAACTCGACGGCGGCGGGCATCAACTTCGAGACGACGGACGCGAACGGCGGCAACTGCCATTTCGTCGGCAACCACATCGACACCAACACGACCGACCAAGGCGGCATCATCGTCACCAATGTCTCGGGCGGCTACGAGTGCTCGGTGGTCGGCAACCGCATCAGCGGCAGCGACAACACGACAAACAACCAGTTCAACAGCGGAATCTGGTTCGATGGGATTGTTCACTGCATGGACAACTCCATCGACAAGTACCATCGCGGCATCAACTGCGGGACCTCGTTCGGCGCTCGTACCATCAGCATCAAGTGCTCGGGCAACACCATCAGCAACACCGTGCTCGGCGTCAGCGCAAGCGGTGCAGGCCCGTGGCTCGTCGTGGACAACACCTTCCGCAGCGTGTCGGGCAACGAGTGCAACGGCGCGGCATGGCAGGGGCTGCTCTACCGCGCTTCCGGCACCAACGGATTCAACGGCAGCGCGATCTACGTCGCGGATACCGCCGCACCGACTGCCGGGACGTGGGCAATCGGCGATCACTGCGCGAAGACAAACCCATCTGCGGGCCAGCCAAAGGGCTGGTTCTGCACCACTGCCGGAACCCCCGGAACCTGGACGAGTGAAGGAAACCTGTAAGGAGTACTGATATGGCTGACAAGAAAATTTCTGCATTGTCGAACGCCTCAACCCCGCTTGCCGGGACCGAGGTTGTCCCCGTTGTCCAGAGCAGCAGCACCGTCAAGGTGGCGGTCTCTGACCTGACCGCAGGGCGGCAGGTGTCCGCAGGCGGCCTGACAGTAACTGCAGCCACTGTGCAGGCGAACGGCGCATACCTGCCGACGACCAATGCTCTGGCGCTTTCGACTGCATCAACCGAACGTGTGCGATTGACGGCGACGGGAGAGGTGGGTGTCGGTACCGCGACCCCGCGTGGTGATTTTGATGTCGGCCACGGCTTGACGGCGCTCACCACGAGGTCGATGCACCTTGGTTACTCTGGCGCGAACTTCTACGGATTCCGGCTGACCAACACCAACACGGCGGGATCATTTGGAGCCGGTGACCTGTCTGTCGAGCGAGGCACCACATCGGCCTACGTGACCGACATGAACATCGACGACAACGGGAACGTTACCGTCGGCGGCGGCGCTCTCGCCACCAGCGCGACGAATCGGTTCCTCTACGTCCCGACCTGCGCGGGTACGCCTACCGGGGTGCCGACCACCAAGACCGGGTTCGCGCCGATCGTCGTCAACACCACGAACAACAAGCTGTACTTCTACAGCGGTGGTGCGTGGCGAGACGCTGGGCCGTAAGTCAGACGAGGTCCTCGGAGCGTAACTGCGCGATGGTTCGGACCATGCCTTCGAGGTGGGCGAGCCGCACATAGTCGCGCTCGAGCTCGGTGTGAGACCGGCGATCGATGGCATCGTGGCAGGCCGAGCAGGCCCACGCCCCGAGCAGGTCGTCGGCCTTCATCCCCATGCCGGAGACCCCGGCCATGCGGATGTGTGCCAGGACGACCGTCTCGGAGTTGTGGTTGCACACGCCGGGGAGCCGCACGGTGCAGCCCCGGCCCCGTGCCTGCTTGCGCAGGTTCATACGAGCTCGAGCTGCCCGACGAGCCGGTACCGTGCATAACGCTTGCCGTCGCGCTCCTCGGTGATGGTCTGGACATCGAGTCCGGTGGCGCGAAGGTCGGAGACCCGAGCGGCGAGCCGGAAACAGCCGTAGCGGTCGAGGGCTTCGAGGGGGGTGATATCGCGGCCCGATACTAGGTGGGCGCGGATTTGTTCTGTCTGCGTCATGTGTGTTCTCCATAGGTGGGTTCGGGTATCACGATGCCGAGCTCTGCGGCGCGGCGGGATAGGAACTCAAGGTAGTCGGAGAAGTCCTGCTTGTTGAGGCGGGACGACCGGCGCACCGGCTTGTGGACGGTCTTGCCGCCGAGCGTGAGCGTCTCCCAGCCGAAGTGCTCACCGAGCATGAACTCGTGCAGGTCGTCCTTCTGCCAGCCTGCAAGGGCTTCTCCGCCGCCCTCAAGGATGGACGGGTAGACAACTCCCCAGAGGAAGGCGTTCTGCGAGTCTGACCGGCGCGGCTTGAACTCCTCGAGCATGACCTTCCAGCTCTTGCCGGGGTCCAGCCACCGCACCATGACCGAGATCGCCGAAGCGATCTGGTCAGGGGTGGTACCTCGGGGGAAGATGCGGTTCATCAGAAGGGGATGTCGTCGTCGCTGAACTGTTCGGGGTTCTGCTCGGCGAGGGTCTTCGGGCGCTCGTGCTGCTGCTGCTTCGGCTTGAACTTGAGCCTCATGTAGGTCTTTCCGGCCTTGCTCTTTTGCAAATAGCCATCGACAAAGTGCAGCACCCCGTTAATGTCGGCCTCGCCGCTATAGTCGGAGTCCTTCATAACCCATTCGGTGCCGTCAGGGTTTTTCATGGCTCGATCTGGGCGCTTCTCTTCGTTCTTGAAGAGTGCTCCCTTATTCGTGTTGTCGTACTCGGGCATAGTCATCACTCCTGGTTGATGGAAACGGGGCGACCGACGAGACGGTATCTCAGGTCGCCGAAAGCCTCGGCTGCGTCGAGCGCGGCCTGTGCGTGATTGATGTCGAGGTATGGGTTCGGCTTGTGGCCGACGTGCTCCAGAACGTGCGCCGGTACGTCCTCCCACCCCTTCCAGCCGTCGCGCTGGATGAAGTACCCGGTGACGAGGGTCACAGGCGCAGCTCCCGCAGGTGCTCGACCCGATCCCGCAGCTCGGTCACGAACCGGCCTACCTCGGCGGCGATCTGCTCGATGACATCCTCATCACGCGGCACCCGGATGACGAGCAGTTGCAGGTGCTCCGGCAGGCGGGGGTCGTAGGCCACGAAGTCGCACCAGTTGCGACCTGTGCATGCAAGTTGCCACTGAATCTGCAGGAGGTACTTGCGCGGGACGGAGCGGTCCTCGATGTACTCGAGCATCGTGGCCGTGTTCGGACACTTGATCTCGATGCACCCGTCCTCCCCGACCAGACCGTCGGGGGAGGCACCGGCCTCAAGGATGGGGTGGCGCACGAAGTCCACCTCATCCACGAGGACGCCTGTACGGGCTTCGTAGGCGGCGCGGGCGGCACCCTCCTGCTCGATGCCCCATTCCATCGCGGCGCTCTGGTAGCCCTCCGTAGGCTGTCTTGTGAGGCGTTCCGTCACGAGTTGCGCCATGTACCCGCTGCGTGAGGCGGCTGTGCCGGTCTTGACCTTCGCCATGACATCGGCTATCCGGCTGGCGGTCACGAGCCCGAGCCGCTTGGCGAACCATTCGGGGGTGCGCTGCTCCATCAGCCGAGCTCCTTCTTCCGGGCGGCGAAGATGCCGGAGGACGCCTGACGCTGAGCCTCGGTGAGACCCTTGAACAGGGCGGTGAGGTCAGCGAGGGTCTGGCACTCGGCTACCTTCTTGGCAAGGTCAGGGTCGGGCTTGACCTCGGGCTTGCCACGGGCCTGCGCTGCCTCGGCGTCGTCGTCGATCTGGGCGAGGCCCACGATGGCGGCGAGTGCGTAGCGGCGGGCGTAGGTGATGCCCGATCCCTGCCCCTGCGGTCCGGCGTCCTTGGACAGGATGGGCAGGTACCCGCGAATCCACTCGCCGGACGAGTGCGCGAGGGTGGTCACGAGCACCGCCCCGGTCTCGCCGATCTCGGTCGTCTGGATGACGGCGAGGTTGTTGGCGGCGAGTTGCTTGCGGCAGGCGTCCCAGCAGCTGGCGAGGTCGGCGTACTTGGACTTGAAGAACGGGTTGGCGCTGTCCTTCAAGGCTCCGGTGATGTCGGCCTGCGCCTTGGACAGAGCAGCGGCGAGGGCGGCGATGGATTCAGACTGGTTCATCTTGGGTCTCCTGTGTGTACTTCGAGAGGGCTTGGTTGCAGGCGTCGATTCGTTCTTGCTCCTCGAGCTCCTGCATGAGTTGGTCTTGGTGGTACCACCACTGGTCGCAGTCTTCCATCACACCCACCAGCGGCTGTGGTGATGGGGCTGGTAGACGCGGGCTCTCCAGGCGGGGTTCGGCAGGCGCTCCCGCCGATCCCGTTTGTGGTGCGGGAAGGGGCGGGTGAGCATGTAGTACCCGAGAGCGATGAAACCGACGCCAGAGGCCAGAGCGACGAGGGCGCAGTAGATGTGTTGCAAGACGGTCATGCGGCCACCTTGCGCTGCAGGTCGTGCATGACGTAGGCGGCTTGCATCTGCATCTCGTCCAGAGCGTCAGCCTCATCATCGTCCACGCCAAGTCGAGCGAGATGCACCTGATAGGCTGCGGCCTTAGCGGCCTCCATCGTGCGGGTCTCGGTCAATGCTCGCCACTCATCGCCGAAAAAGTGCTTGTCTGCAGTCGGCTGATGATTCTGGATTCTGGCCCAGAAAGCAGCCTGCCACTTCAGTGCGATCGCGTCGTTCATGACTGCACCTCGCGGGCGAAGCGCAGGGCTTGCAGCATCATGCGGTTCTGGTTACGAGCCATCGTGATGTAGGCCGTCATCTTCGGGTTCTGGCGGGCGTACTCCATCGCCTGATCGCGTCCGGCGCGGAGCTGACCTGCGGTGATTCCCCAGCGGATCGCGGGAGGCAGGTGGGACGGGATGGGTCGGTATCTCATGGTCAATTCCCCTGTGTGTGTGTCAACGGTTGTAATCATAGGCGGGTCACAATGCCGTGTCAACACTTGTCGCCATCTTTTTTTTAGGGCATGATTAACGGCGTTAACAACGGAGGTTCTATGACCATCGAGGAACTGGTGAAGAAGTACGGCAATCAAAGCGCCATCGCTCGGCGGTTCGGGGTCACCCGTGCTGCTGTGTCGAGGTGGGCGCGTGTCGGTGTGCCGGAGAAGTACTCGCTGCGGGAGTTGGCTGGCGAGGTTGTGGCCGAGCTCAAGGAGGAGGACCAGTCGCGCAGCACTCGGCGGCTGATTCGCAAGATCGAGGCTGGGTTGCGGCCTACGCCGGACAGCCCATGAGCCGCACTGCGTATCACCGTGCGTACTACCGGGCGCACTTGGAGTCTCGCCGCGAGTCATCGAGGTTGACCAAGCGTAGGGCTCGGTGGGTGCGCGGTGTGGTGGAGGTCATCTGCGAGGCCGTGGAGGAGGCCCGGAGACGACAAGGCCCCTGACGGGGCCTGCGCGGTCGGGGGAATCGACCTAGTTGCGCAGGGGTACGCGC